TTACCATCAACTACAAGATATAGTTGTGTATAATATGATTGATTAAGAACACTTTCAATTGCATCAATCAACTCTGGTGCACCAGTAGTTGGTAAAATCACAGTAGCGGTCATTATAATCCTCTTTAATAAATCTTTAAGAACGGTCCGTTCTTTTCACCGAATTCTTTTTTAGCACCAAAATAAAGGGTCATCATCCATTCATCTAATAACCCTTTCTTATCTATATCAACCCAAATCTTAGCCCATCTTAGCCCAATAAGTTTTGATGAAAATTTACCAGCAGAACTTCTTGTTTTACCTTCAAATAATATTCCATTTCTAATGATTGCTTCTGGTCCAGTTTCTACACCAGTATCGGTTTTAACTTCAAAATCACCTAAATCTATTGCATTACCATCAACCCTTTCTCTCTTTAGATCATTAATAAACTTTATCCAGTATTTGATATTACTTTCTGTCCATTTACCAGGATTGTCTATATTAGGGTCTTTTGCTGCTGATGCAGGTCGATCTAGATTGTGTTTTTTTAGAAATGCATCTAATGCTACTGACGATACCTTTCCTAACTTAGCACCACCAGATCGACCTTTAGGTGTTAAGTCAGTTTGCACCAAGTTTCTTTCTTTACTATATTGAAAGTTTCTTGCTTGACCATGAATTTCTTCATCACCAACATAAAAGTCAAATGCTATTTCTCCAGTATCAAACTCGTATGCATTTTTGTGTCCAACGGATAAAATGCATTTTACAGAACCCTTTTTGAGTTTGAAATTGAGATTGTGTTTCCCCCCACCCATGTTTGCAAGTTCTGCTTTTGCTTTAGTTGTTTTTGGGGCAATTGCTTTTAATGAGATTGGCACCATAATTTTGGAAGTCATCAACTCTTTCATATACATATTTAAAGCAATGAGATTAGTATCCTTATCTGGACTAGAAGTTATGGTCTTGAGTTTTTCCATAACTTCTTTTTCATTATTTGCTTTTATCATATAGATATCTGCTGGATTCCATCTATCCTTTACAGATACTCCACATTTTTTCTTAGCAATATCTTCTATAAAAGGCATAAAACCTTTATCCCTTGAATAGTTATATTGTTTTGAAGTACCGAGATATGCTTTTAATGCTTCTGCTTGTTTTCTGAATGATTCCATCCAATCATTACTGACATTAGGGTACACTTTCTTAACCAAGTTAGACAACTTAGTGTAATCTCTTTCATTTTTTTCAATATATGCTTCAAAATATACACGAGATCCATTCTCCTGTTTCTCGGTTTCTTTAGCGTCAGTTGCCATTTATGATCTTCTTGTAAATAGAACTATTTATCTACTCAAGGAATCCTTCCAGACCTTCTTGTTCTGGTTTATAGTTCAACAATAACAACTCTTTACGACCTTTCTGAGCTGCCATATATTCACCTGTAGAACGCATTGTATATGTCAAATCAAACTCAACAGGTTCCCAATTATCAGAGAATCGTTCCTTAACAATGTTATCTGCGTTATAACTGACCATAATATCCATTTCAGAATCATTACATCTTTCTGCAAATAGATTATGATCAAATCCCTTATGCATTGAACCATTCTTACCATAGAGATTGTCTTTGATATCATATGGTGGATCAAGATATATGAAACATTGTTTGTGTGGATGTTCAAACATAATCTCATAAGATAGATTAGTGATCTTCCAATTTTGTGAAAGGTCACGAAGGTGTCTTAGGTTCTCAATACCATTCAATGTAAAGTTTCTGATTGATGATTCCTTTGAGAATGATCCAGATTCAGTTAACCCAGAGAAACTACACTTATTAGCAATATAGAAAGCAATTGCCCTATCAGATTTTGATAAGTTCTTATCAGTAACCTGTGTCTTTGCTTTATTGAAGAGTTCTCTTGCTTTTTCTGGATCGGTATGTTCTCTTTTAATCTCTTTTAGATCATCAGAAATCTTATACCCATCTGATTGAATTTTCATATAAAAGTTATACAATGGTTCATACAAATCATTAACCCAAATGTCAAGGTGTGGATATAGTTTAGTAATGGCAATTGCAACAGAACCACCACCAAGGAAACCCTCTCTATACTCACTATAAGATTTCATATCAGGAAGATATTTAAACATCTTATTCACTGCACGAGATTTACCACCAGGATATCTCAAACTTGTTTTATAACTCTTCAACGGTGTCATACTTTAAATCCCTCAAACTTTTTCTTTGGGTTACTACTTGCTTGAACTTGTCCAACATCAACTAAATCTTGTTGTCCAGAATCTTCTACATCATACAATCTCATCTTTGATCTGTCAATACCTAATGCAAATCTTTTATATGATGTTGGATCTGAATACCTATTCTTCAACTGTTTAACCATAATCTGACCTAGTTCTTCCAACTCTTCTGAAGACACCAACGCAAACATTAAATCTGCCGTAGCCGGTAGACCAAACGACTCGGAAGTGTCTTCAAGACCTGGATCGGACGATGTAAACCCTGATCGTGTTGTCTGTGTAGCTGAAACTATAGGTACGGTATACTCGACAGCAAGACCTCTCAACTCTTCAGCAATTGACTTGACATATGTGTATGAATTGATAGACGCACCAGGTTTGATACGAGAAGAAGTACAGATGTTAAGATAGTCAATAAAAATAATATCAGGTTTGAAATTACGCTTGAGATTAAGTTCATTTAATAATGCTCTAAAATGTGTTACAGATGCAGATGCAGTTGGGTATTCCTTGATAATCAACTTACCAGTAGTTTTCTTCTTAACTCTTGCAACTTTCTTATCATAATCTTCTTTAGATAACTTCTCAAGTTCATCAACTTTAACATTTAAAAGATTAGCATCTATTCTTTCTGCAATCTTCTCTTCCGCCATCTCTAATGTAATATAAAGTACATTCTTACCTAGAACCATACATGAAGAAGCAACATGACACATGAATAAAGATTTACCAACACCTGTATTATGAGAAGAAATGCCATTTGTATAATATCTATGATTTTCATGTTCAACATTAATATCAACAATAGGAATTCTGTCACCTGTTTTTATAACTTTTCCATACTTCCACCCATCATCACATAAAATATTCCAATGTAATTCGGTGTGGGGATGAATATTACATAAATCTTTGGCAAATTTCCATCCCATTTCCGTCTCAAAAAGATGATTTTCATTGACCCTAACAGTTCTACCATCTTCCATTTCTAGAAGGTATTCATCCCATATACCTTTATCAATATAATAATTGACTGGTACATAACCATCCGGTGATAAAACTTCAACTTCATAATCTTCATCAAGTAAAGATTTAATCTTGGAAATTGAATAAAAACCCTCATTCCAATCAATCATACAAAAATCCTCATTTTACTAAATATAGATGTAACAGGGAGTAAAAAAATGTACCAACAAATATATGATAACATAATAAGTGTGGGTTGTCAACGTAAATATATGTATAAACGTAATAGTGGATTACATAAACATCACATTATACCAAAACATTGTGGGGGACAAGATATTGAATTCAATTATACCTATTTGACAGAAAGAGAACATATTATAGTTCACTATTTGAGATGGAAATTAACCAATGATAAAAATGATCTTTGGTCTGCTCAAAAATTAAAAACAAGAATTTACATACCAAAAAATATAAGAAAAGAAATTTCCTCAAAAGGAGGGAAAATTGGTGGGAAAAAACAGTCTGAATTAGGATTGGGGTTTCATCAATATAAAAATAATCCATTGTTACATAAACAATGGGCATCAAAAGGTGGAAAGTCACATAAAAATAAGAAAACTATGTATAAACCAGGAGATATTACTTTTATAAGAGTACCACCGGAAAAATTCACAGATTATATTAATGAAGGATATATTTTCGGTTCACCGATAGTACCACCAAATAAAGGAAAAAAAACTAACGAACCATCACCAAGGAGAAGAAAAGTTAGTGATGGTTCTACTGTCTACGATTCCGTCAATGATGCTGCAATTAAAAATAATATCACTGATGGTGCAGTTGTTTATAGATGTAAATCAAAAAAAACTATATGGCACTACGTTTGCGATAACGAATTGTAACCATAGTATCAGGGTGTACACAACCAGCAAGAGCAATGTTGAGTGTTTTATTTGGAAGACCACCTTTGGTAATTTTATTGAAATATTCTAGATCAAATGGAATACGTTCTTCTTTACGATGATAAAATTCATATCGTTCATCCGAATTTTCTAAGTAGTCATGACCAACAGAACTATTAAAACTTACCGATAATGCATCTGAAAGAATTTTCGGAATTGCCCCTTTTTCGTGGGTTTTGTCTTTTCCGTCCAGAATGGAGATTGAGTTGAGAACGGCATTATAAATCGCTTTCTCTTGACAAAATGTTTCAGTTTTGTTGATGAGCCAATCAATTTTAGTGTTTGTTTTGTCAGCGGTTTCAATCTCTTTGATATATTCTTGCGACTTCTCCACTTCATCGTTTGTAAGATTCTTCCTCTCTTTGATGGAAATAGAGAGTGCATCAATTGAAGGTAACTGATTATATTCTTCCGAGAAGGCGAGTATGTCATTAAATATGTTCCTTTCAATTGAATTAATAAAATAATCTTGTTTTAGGAATGGTAGAACCTTACGAAAGTACTCTTCATTATGTACTAGGTTCCTTAAAATTAATTGCTCTATTCG